GGATAACATAGAAAATATACAACCATTATGTAGAAACTGTAATTCTAAAAAAAATACTAAAATTATTAAATATAAATAATGGAAAATCAAGAAGGAAAAGAGGTCAAGAAACCCAAAAAACGGGCTAAACAAAACTTAACGAAACCTGATGCTTTTGAAATATACATTCTCTGGTATACACTGCCAAGAGGAGTGAGAAGATTGCAAGACGCAACGTTAGAAGGACTCGGGTTTGATTTAGAGGATCCGCTATTCAATGAACTCCGGCAGATCAGAACGAGGACTCAATTCGCCAAGAGATATAATGTGACCAGGACAACAATGTGGTCATGGGAAAAGAGAGATGACTTCATCGACAAGGTAAAAGAATTCGGCAATCGGGAAATTCTGTTGCAATATAAACGGGACATTGATTTCGCATTCACAGAGAAAACGAAGATCGAAGGAGATGCGGCGCGCGTGAAACTCTGGAAACAACTCTTCGAAGGATGGGAGGAAAAATCAACAGTTAGATCAGAATCAAAGGATATGAAAGTAATTGCAGATGCGTTTAGAAAATTCGCTGAAGAAAAAGATGACCAAACAAAGTGAAATAGAAAGGGCAAAATGGCTTGTCCGGAATACATTTAAAAATAGCAAAGGCGAGCCATTCGAAATGACTGACGGGCAGGCAGAGTTGTTTGTGCTGATTTATAAAAAGAAATATCCGAGAGTCCACATTGAAACTCCTACGAGATATGGAAAATCAGAAGTGATATCAATGGCCATCTTATCCCGGATCGCACACTTCCCGGAGAAGTGGGTTATTGTGGCAGGCAATACGGACAAAGCGAGCATCATCATGAGTTACATAATCGGACACATCTTCGATAGCGAGTTTATTCATAAAAGATTCTCAATGGACCCGGGAGAAAGCGAGGAAAGAATCAGGAGATACAAAAACAAAGACAGAATAAACTTCAAAGTAGGGGAGAAACTATTGGGAGAAGTTTTCATTACATCAGCGCCAGAGGCAATGGGAAAGGGAGCGCCAAACGTCGTAGAGGATGAGAGCGCACTGGTAAGCGATAACGATCACGCCCTGGTCATGCGTATGTTGGGAGATCAAACTGAAAACTTTATGTGCAAGGTAGGGAACCCATGGGAAAGCGGGCATTTCATAAAATCATTTGAAGACTCATCATATCACAAACTTATTATAGATTATCGTCAAGCAATCAAGGAAGGAAGATTAACGGCATCATACGTAGAAGAAATGAGAAAGGAGGCATTCTTCGGTGTCCTTTATGAGTGCAAGTTTCCTCCACCAGGAATGGCAGACGAAGGAAACTGGGTGCAACTTCTATCAAGAGATCAGATAAAGAAAGCGTTGGTTGCTACGGGCCATCCGGGATTCGGAATAAAGAAACTCGGTAATGACGTTGCTGGCGGAGGAAGAAACTTCAGCGTGATGGTAGAAAGGAGAGAGAATGTGGCAAAGGTAAGAATCAGAAATCATGATCCGGACACCATGAATCTTGCAGAAACCATCATAAGCGAATGCTATGACGCAAACAACAGGAAAGATAAAATGGTCAGACAGAACGTATCCATCGATAAAGTAGGAATCGGAAAAGGATTATATGACATCGTCAACAGGAATGTGCCGGGAGTAGTCGGAGTCAATGCAGGTGACAAGCTCGATCCAAAAATAACAAGAGATTTAAGAGATGAGATTTACATTAATCTCAGGGCGAAAATGTTCTGGCTTGCAAGTCTGTGGATAATAGCGGGCGGGAAACTGGAGATGATGGCAGGTGAAGATGAGGGCAATAGCGTGTGGTATGAATTATCAAAAATAAAATACAGAACTAAACTGGAAGGAACCAAAGGAAAGATAGTGATCATGCCAAAAGAGCAAATGTTAAAAGACGGAATAGAAAGCCCGGACGTGGCCGATGCATTATCGCTGACATTCGCAACTCCGGACATTCCTTTCCTGGAAAAAGAGGAGCAGGAGAGGATCAATCAAGACTCGGGGTTTAATCCGTTCAATCCTTTTATGGAGATGTAGTATAATGAAACAATGGTAAATACCAATTCATTAAAAAATCTAAAGCCAGATGCATTTAAGGGTGGACACCACACACAGGAATGGAAAGATAAGCATCGACAAAGAATGACGGGAAAGAAAAATCCTTTTTACGGGAAAAAGCATTCTAAGGAAATCATTGAAAAAATGAGAAAAGCAAAGATAGGTTTGGTTGGAGAAAAAAGTAATCATTGGAAAGGAGGAATTACGGAATTAAGAAAAAAAATAAAGCAATATTTCAAATATCGCCAATGGCGAACAGATGTTTTTACTCGAGATAATTGGACATGCCAGGATTGTAATCGTAAAGTAAGGAAAATAGAGGCAGACCACGACCCGATTGAATTTGCTAAAATTTTAAGAGAATACAATATAAAAACCATGGAGGATGCGTTAGAATGCGAGAAATTATGGGACATTAATAATGGAAAGACTCGATGTTTTGACTGCCATGAAACCAGGCATAAGTGCCTTAAAAATCTGAAAAATAGGCGACCATCCAAAGATTAGTCTTATGAATAACGTAGCCACCTGTAAAAGATGCGGATCAAATTACAACACTGAAACAATCAATGAGTGTCCGGCATGCAATTATCGGCCAGAGCAATATGCGCAAGATGCGAAAGTAATGGCGAAGGAAAAGAATTTTTATTCAGCAACTAAAGATAGAAAGGTAAAGCCCCTTGACATGCAGTCATAATGTTTTAAAATGAATTAAAAGGTCTCGGTTTTCTTAAATTGCAAATAAAAAAATATGGAATCAGAAGCCAAAGGTGTCATCCCAGCAAGTCCAATGATGGAGGAGCCGAAAGACGAAATAAAAGTCACATGGAAAATCCCCGAATATAACGATGGGGAAAGAACGTATCTCTCAAGACTCCAAAAGAAATTGGAGAATGCTAAATTGGTTCGGGAGAATCCGCACACTGAATTTGATGGCATGACTTACACTCAGTATTGGCAGAAGAACGAAGACCTGGCCAATGTAAAAATACAGCCGAAGCAAAATAAACAAGACATCCAGTATCAATCTGGAACTTTGCGAACTAAACTGTTCGCTTTTTTATCGTCTCTATTGGGACTCAACCTCAAAGGAGATATCACAGCATTCAATGCAAATGACGTGGTGATAAATCAGTTAGGAGATGGTATCGAGGACGTGATCGATAAATGCGATGAAATGGATGAGGACGAAGAAAAGAAAATGTTGAGGCAATATGAAATGCTAAAGCAGGGTGATGTCTTTGTCGAAGAAATCTGGGAAGATAAGTGGATCATAGAAAAGCAACCGATAGAAAACTATAACGGGAAATTCAGAGGAGTGAAAATAAAAAAGAAAGAAGTCAAGAAATTCGGAAGCCCCGTGCGAAACGTGGTATCCGGGCTCGGAGTTTACCTGGGCGATCTGACAAAATATTTAATATCAGAGCAACCATACATCTTCACGGTGCAGACAAAGAGTTATGACGAAACAGAGCAGATTTACAAAGATTTTGAGATGTGGCAATACGTCTCAAAGACTCTCAACAACTGGAGCGGAGATAGCGACAAGGCCATGACTCAAAACGCCTGGAGGTTGCTCGGCAATCAGGAAAACAAATGCGAGATCATAAAATACCAATCGAAAATAGACTCCGAATATCAGACAATAATCAACGGAGTGCCGATGTTCCCGCCAGGATTCCCATTCCCATGGGGATATGACGAATACAATTTGACGCAGCAACATTTAAAACCAATCAGGCACGATTTCGCATACGGGAAATCATTTACTTTTGAAAACAAGAATCCAATCCAACTCTTAGATGAGTTCATGAAGATGGGACTGCTAAAAACACAGAAATCTCTGCTCGGAGTATGGCTTAATCTATCAGGCAAAGTGATATCGCAAAGAGTTCTGGCCCCGGGCACAATATCAATGGGCATTCCTCAAAATAGTCTGGTGCCAATTTCTGACAAAATGACAGAAGGTATGACGCCAGCAGAATTCAGTATGATTCAAGAACTCATAAAAGATATTGATACTCAAACTGCATCGCAGACATTCACCGGATCAAAAGAAAAAGGAAATGTAACGGCAACCCAAATAATCGAACTGCAAAGGCAGGCGAGGATTATGCTCGGCATAATCATACTGAGCGCGACATTGCTCGAAAAGAAACTGATCACTCTCCGCATGATGAACATTTTAAAAAGATGGTTCGATCCGATCGACGAAACAATCGATACTGCCAGAAAAGAATTAAAAAACAGATACAGAATAGTGTCAAGATTCAGGACAATCGAAGGAGAAGGCGCAGGCGTAAGATACGTCGTGCCAACAGAGAAACTGCCATCGGCCGAAGAAGTCAAAAAGAATGAAGATGATCTTAAGGTATCAATGGGTATGCCAGTAAAAATCATAGCCATCAATCCTAAAGAATTAAAAGAGACAAAGGTGACATGGGTAGTGACGGTCAATCCAAGAGAAAGAAGATCGAGCGAGATGGGCAAACTCATGTTCAGGGGAATGATCGCGGACGCGAACGCCCTCGGCTTAAGATTAAGTCCGGTATACATCCAAGAGAGATTCGCAGAGGTATGGGAGGAAGATCCGAGCAAGCTCTATGAGAAGGGCGCCCCGGAGCAACCACCGATGGTTGTAGAGCCCCCACAGGCAGGAGCAGGGCAAGGAGGAGGAATACCAGTCATCAAAGCGCCTAAAGTAGCAGTTAATAAACAAGCCGGGGTAGCACCATCTGGAATATTATAATATGGACAAAGAAGAAGAAATCAAAAAATCACTTATCTTAATAAGGCATGAACTGGCATCGATAGATTTATCAGACATAAAAAATATAGAGGACATTCTAATATCAGATGCAGAGGTCAGGCAGAGAGAAGCGGACTCAGAAATATTTTACATAAAATACTTTGAGAAACTGCTAAAACTCTTAACTCAAAAACAACTGGAATACGTCGGAACTCAGGCGCAGAGTGATCTGCAATCGGCATTCGGACGCGGGACAATCAACGGATTCTATCTGATAGATCAATGGTTTAAAGAGCAACTGAGTGGATCGAGGGGAAGATTCTCAGAAGTGGAAAAACCGAAGCCCGGAGACAATCCGGTAGACACAGATTTATAAAATAAAAAGGGTCGACTTCGCTGGATCGCGCTACAGCGTTAAAAAAGAGCGCAGTTAAAAAAGTCGAAAAAGTGTGATATAATAGAATAAAGCATACTAAAATAATAAAATACTAAAATGTCAAATGACTTATTCGACAAAGATGGAAATTTAGTCGAAGGAGCGATGACTCCTCAGGAAATCGAAACAAAACTGGATGAAGAAAGAGAAAGAATAATCGAAGAAACAAATCAAAATCGGCAGGGAGAGATTGATGACCTTAGCAACCAACTGAATGAAAAGGAAACAACACTTTCTACCTTACAGGAAGAACTCACTAAGGAAAAAAGTAAAGATAAAAACCTGTCTGGCCAAAGGGGAGTGATCGAAGCTAAAGAGAAAGAGATCGCTGAAATGAAAACAGGTTTGGACACCATCAAAAAAGAGATGGAGGGAATGAAGAATGATTTTACCAATAAAGACAAACAGATGATGATAGAAGGCATGATAGACAAACTGGCCGAAGGAGATATCGCAATGAAAGATAAAATGAAATTTCATTACGGGGGATTCAAAACTATCGATCCAACCAACAAGAAGCCAGAGGATGTCCAAAAGGAAATCGAGCAAAGAGTCAAATCGGCATACATCCTGGCGACCGGAGGGCAGAGAACAGTACCTCTGTCCGGGCCAATCATATCAGGCGCAGGGGGAGTGCCAATGGTAGACATGAATCCAAACGGAGAGAAGATCAGCGATGGCGGGAAAGACGTAGCCAGCAAATTCGGCATCACAGATCAGGAACTTAAGAAAAACAAACTTCTGTGATACAATGAGAGTATATGCCAAAAGGTATTTATCAACTCAACAGAAGTTATTGGCAAAAAATTTTAAAGAATAAACTTCTATAAAAACATGGCAAAAGAAACTGAAAAAAAAGTATTAGGTCAAACTCCGGCAAAGCAGATGGTTGAGATCCCGAAATCTCAACTTGACGAAATCTTAAAAAGCATTTCTGATTTAAAGTCAGATCGTGACGTCCTCTTACAGGTAGCCGACAAAAAAGCATTGGGAAATTATTACCAGAGAAACAGAGGAAAGATTCCTTCGCATATAATGCTTCGTGTTATGGACACAAGGGCAACAAAGGATTCTAAAGCAGGTGAACCTCCGGTAGAAAAAGTGATAGTAGGATGGAGGACGGTGCAGGACGAAGTATACCAGGATCCGTTATCAATGAAATGGATGGAAAAACAAAGACTCATGGTCATCTATGAAGATGGCATGACTGAAGAATTCTGGTTGATGGACTACATCAGAAAATACAGACAGGTTGAGGCAGAAGTGCGCGGGAAGATAACTGACGAATTGACGGGAGATCTGGCGCTAAAAGTAGTGCGTCTCGATAACCAGAAGGAATATACAATCGGAGTCACATATATCAACTAACGGAATGGGCGCGGGTTCTTAAATTGCATTTTATCCCGCGCCCTTCCAAGCGAACATGACTATTGTAAAAAGAGGAAAACAGTGGATGCTCATGTCGAAGAAAATCCCAGGCAGAGTTCTGGGAAAGCATTCATCGGAAGCGGGTGCGAAAAGCCAAGAGAAGGCGATTCAATTGAGCAAAGCCCGCGCAACCGGACATAACATACCATTTAAAAAAGCATAAAATATATGGAACTAAAAGACATGATAGGAAAATACATCGGGCCAAACCAGATCAAGAGCGTTAAATTGGCAAACAGAAAAACATATCTCTTGGGAGATGTGGTTGAGGTAACCTACGAGAATGACGAGAAAGAGGAATTCAACAAGATGATGCTGGACGAGATAGTGAAAGAAAAGGCAAGTGATTTAACAACACTAAGAGATGATTTTGTCAAACCGGTGATAGAAAAGATAATAGCATTGCTTTTGGAGTCGGAAATAAAAATAGTCGACATTGAATATTTACTTAGTAAAACATCAGCCACACTCAATCGGCGCCTGGATGATGCCGA